AAAACAATTCAGTTACCCGCACAAATAAAGTACACGGAACGCGTAAAGGTTCCACAATGGATTGGATTAACTTTGTTTTTGGGATTAATTTTGTTAATGATAATTATAAAACGATGAGCGATTGGGGGCAAGAATATAACAACAAGTCAGCACCATCGCAAGGATGGAAAACACCATCACGGAGTTCACCACAAGGGGGCGGAGTACGGGGGTGTTTATGCAAGAATGAAAATAAGTATTCACGAAAGTGTTGCGATGGGTCTTTATGGGCGCAAGGGATTGGAAACATTACACGAAGCCCAGTATTTACAAATGAGCAATGGCAAGGAATCACTACAAAGTGGGAAGAAATTAACGAAACTTGGAATAATATATAAGATATGGGAATTTCATTAACGGGGCTAACCCCCGCAACAACATACGATGCCTTAATTAAAGTAGGCGATAACGGACCAATCGATGGAACATTAAAAGTGCTATCCGATGGATTAGGCACAAACCTACCAATGGAGGCATCCACAACGGGAATCAATTTTACGGGTAATTTAACGCAAAGCGGAACGGCATTACAACCCGTATTGGTCAGTGGTACCAACATCAAGACCATAAATTCCACATCAATTTTAGGGAGTGGGAATATCTCGGTGGTAACATCACCAAGCGGTGTATCGGGTGCAATTCAGTTCAGCAATGGTAGTGCGTTTGCAAGTGATGCCGCTAACTTTTTTTGGGATGATACCAATAATAGGTTGGGGGTTGGTACGAATGCACCGACACGCACATTGGAAGTTTTGGGCAATGCTTGGGTAAATGCAAGTGGTACAAATGATGCAACATTAAGTATTGGTAACCCTAATAGAAGATGGGATGTCAGCGCGTTGCAAAGTGGGGCTTATTATCAAGTGGCTTACAACAATGGAATGATTGGCCAATCTATTGATTATCTTGGTAATGTTGCATTTGGTAATGTTGCAACATTAGGCGCAAGGGTCGGCATCAAAGGCAGTGGCTCAACATCCGCCACTACATCGCTTTTGGTGCAGAATAGTGCGGGAAGTTCGGCGATAACTGTAACTGACGATTTGAAGGTAAATATCAATTCACTTACTTTTGGTGGTAATAATGGGTATATTGGTATAAATAACAACCCTTCTATTGATAGTTCATTGCGTTCTATAAGGACAAATGTGGGAACAAGTGTATTATCTATATCATCGGGTGAAGTTGGAGTAGGTGATACAACAACTTATGCAAGTGCCATTTTTGCAATAGGTAGTACAACTCGTGGATTCCTACCACCACGAATGACAACAACCGAAAAGAACGCCATCGCATCACCTGCCACGGGATTGGTAGTAATGGACATAACTACATTGAAATTGTGTGTATATAATGGAAGTTCTTGGGTAGATTTGCATTAATGAATAAAGGCGGAATATATCGTTTGTATTGGGACAATAATGATTATTATTATTATGGTCAAGCCGTTGATTTACAGCGTAGAAAAGGTACGCACAAAGAATCAGCATCTAAAAACAAACATAGAAACCCAAAAATTCAAGCCATTGTAAACAAATACGGCATGTTTAAATTTCAAATAATTGTGCATTGCAGAAATGAACATTTGGACTTTCTTGAACAAAGATATATTGATGAGCATTTTGGGAATCAATGGTGTTGCAATCTATGCCCAACCGCATCAAGTTCAAAGGGGAGAATATACACAGGTGCAGCATTAGAAGCAATTAGAATAGCGGCAAAAAATCGTGATTTATGGGGTGAAAAAAATGCCTTTTTTGGAAAAAAACACACACAAGAATCAAGGAATAAAATTGCAATAAGTAGAATTGGCAAAAAATATCCAAAATTAAGCCAAGCAAAAAAAGGGACAATCGCATCGCAAGAAACCAGGAATAAATTATCAAAAGCACGATCTTATGGAGGTGCCCCAAAAGCAAAAGTTGTTTTAGATACCTATACGGGAGTTTACTATTCTTGTGCAAAAGAAGTAAGTGACTTGTATAACTTAACACAATCAACATTGAGGTCAAGATTGAATGGACGAATGCCAAACACAACAAGATTTATTTATACATAAAAATATGAAACTTATACAAATTAACACCCCCGTAAATTTGACATCGGGATTGAGCATCCCAAGTGGATCGGTTGTTGTTATTGCCGAAGGATATTCGGATAACAAAAGTCAAAAAGACGGAATCATCCCCGCCCAAATCGCAACCTTTGTTTTTGCAAGTGTTCAAGCATTGGCAGAAGGCAAAGCCCCGATTCAAGGCATTGAAGATTTTAACACCACTTTTTCAAACCTTGAATTATCGGTTGTAGCGTACGAAACAATCCCCGCAGAATCGTTGTTGGTTAATGCCGTGTACGATGCATTGGTAGCCATTTATGGTGCGGAGAATGTGGAACAAATAACCATTTAATCGTTTTATTGATATGAGTATTTCAGCAAGTTCATTTAGCGCGGGTTACACGGGTTCCAAGGTCGTTTCAAACACAAGTGCCAACACGGGAAGATTCCGTGGGTTTGTGGTGAACGCGGATGCCGTTGTTTCAGCAATTTTAGACCAGGCAAGTGCATCGTTAATGACACCATTGGGATTGAGTGGCGTAACATTAAAGCAAGGCACATTCATTGCCGTGGCCGATGGTAGTTACATCAGTTCAATCACCTTGGCAAGTGGATCGGTTGTAATGTACGGAGAATAATGTTTGGCGTTGGTGTTGGTGTAAGGGTTGGCGGGTTTACTGCCAGTAGTGGCGGTGGCTTTGACCCCGATGCACAAGCATTTTTTGACCGCGTTACAACTGCGGGTGGAACATTGTCAGAAACCGAAAAAACTGCAACCAATCAACTTGTACTTGATATGAAGAGTGCAGGGATTTGGACATTGCAAAAAGCCATTTATCCAATGGTGGGGGCAAGTGCGGCGGCGTGTGCGCAAAACTTAAAATCGTCAAGTTTTACGGGTAGTTTTTCAAGTGGATGGACTTTTGCAAGTACGGGGGTAACGCCAAACGGAACGAGTGCTTTTATGGAAACAAATTTTAACCCAAGAAACGAAACATCTGGTTTTAGCCAACATCTTGCAATGTATTCAAGAACTCAAAATTTATCTGTAAGTGGAGTTCAAATTGGCGCTTACGATGGTACTGCAGAAATGAATATTTTTCAATATTATGCTTCTGTATCATTTAAAGGTTCAAGTTTTTATTTATATCCAACAACAGCAGTTAGAATTAACAACACAAATACAAGAGGGTTACAAATAACTTCAAGAACTGCAAATAATGCATTAAAATTATTTTTTAATGGTTCACTCTTAGATACAAATACAAATACTGAAACATTAACAAGACCAAATATTTCAATGTATTTGGGTGCTTCACGTTGGCCAGCAGGTGCAAATCAATTTACCCCACACGAACACGCCTTTGCTTCAATGGGTGACGGCTTAACCGACACCCAAGCATCCAACCTTTACACCGCCGTAAATTCCTTCCAAGTCAGTTTAAGTAGAAATGTATGATAGGTTACACACTTACACCCGAACAAAAGGATTTGATACAAGGGCAATACTACGCACCTTATCAATTTTTTAATTGCGTTCAAGATATTAACGGCGTTTGGTTTTTGTTCCTTTCCGATGAGGACAAACCAGAAGTTGAAATAACCGAATACGCTTGGGTTTTAGATTTACCCGAAGCCGAATACATCCCACCACCACCACCACCTTTTCCACCCACTGAATAATGACCGCCCCAAAAGTAAAACCCAATGCGTTGCCCGTTTCGTTTGAGCAATTTAAGAAAAATCCCATTGCGGCCGTGGCTTTTTGTATGTTGTTGGGTGTGTCTTATTTGTATATGGACTTGCGTTCGGGTTATAAGGAACAAATTGAAAAGGCCAATTCAAAGATTGAGGCGTTGGATGTCAAGATTGATAAATTGACCTACGCATTGAAACGATCCGATTCTTGTTTGGCATCCGCCATGACCGAAATCCGTATAATGCAAACAATGAAGAAACTATGAGAACGGCATTGTTAGTTTTTACCGCCCTATTTATGACGGCTTATGTGTTCACAATTGCAAACGCAAAACAAACACCTACAATCGACGAAATAGATGCGTTGCTTAGCAAGGTATCAAAAAATGTAGAAAGTGCGGGAGAAGTCACCAAAATGGCTCAAACGATGAATGCAAAGATGGTTGAATCAAAGGTTGCGGAAAA